GATTATGTGCCTCGTAGTACAAACAGACATAATCAATTGCAATATGTCAAGGCAATTAGATTATTAGGTGATAAGTGGTTAATACATAAACATAATGAAGTGCAGAAAATACCCCAATGAAAAGCAATTTTGTAAATAACCCAGTCCGATTGAATGGCAACTGCCATGGGCATAAATTACAGAAATGTAATAAATGTGCCCAGCAAAAGCCACCAGAGGGTGGGGTTGAAATGAGTGCGACCAGGTGGTTGTGTGCATCATGCTGGACCAATAGGATCACGGGTCGGAACTTAAAGCAAGTGAGGGGTTTGTGAAAGAAAACGTCTTTGCCCAGTGGGTGGACCGGTATCAGCCGGACCCCGTGCTATTTGTGCGGGAGGTGCTGGGGGTAGACCCTGACCCATGGCAAGTGAAGTTTCTTGGTGCGATTGCCCGTGGTGATCGGAAGATAAGTGTTCGGTCTGGCCACGGGGTGGGGAAAAGTACGGCAAGCAGCTGGGCCATGCTCTGGTACTTTATGACTAGATCGCCAGTCAAGGTGGTGGTGACTGCACCGACAAGCTCTCAGCTTTATGACGCGATGTTTGCAGAGCTAAAGCGCTGGATCAATGCGATGCCTTTGCCCTTGCAGGGGTTATTGACTGTCAAGCAAGAGAGGATTGAATTCAATGCTGCACCGACTGAGATGTTTATCTCTGCCAGGACATCGAGGGCAGAGCAGCCAGAGGCGCTCCAAGGTATTCACTCAGAGAACGTGATGCTGGTGGCCGATGAGGCATCTGGTGTGCCAGAGCAAGTGTTCGAGGCCGCAGCTGGCTCGATGTCGGGGCATAACGCGGTGACGCTGTTATTGGGGAATCCGGTGAGGTCTAGTGGGTTTTTCTATGACACCCACACGCGCCTGGCTGATGAGTGGACCACATTCCAAGTGGCCTGCACTGACTCGCCCAGGGTGAGCGATGAGTACGTCAAAGAGATGGCCATGCGCTATGGCGAGGAAAGCAACGTCTACCGGATCAGGGTGATCGGTGAATTTCCCAAGGGTGATGACGACACTGTGATCGCCATGGACTTGCTTGAGACTGCGGTGAATCGGGATGTGGCGCCCAGTCAACACGCACCAATGATCTGGGGCTTGGATGTGGCGCGGTTTGGCTCGGACCGGTCAGCGCTATGCAAGCGCCAGGGGAATGCGGTCACTGAGAATATCCGGACATGGAAAAATCTGGACCTGATGCAATTGACTGGTGCAATAGTGGCCGAGTACAAGGCGCTGCCACCGAGCCAGCAGCCAAAGGAAATACTGGTCGATTCGATTGGATTGGGTGCTGGGGTGGTGGACCGGCTGCGGGAGCTGGGCCTGCCGGTGAGAGGCATCAATGTGAGTGAATCACCCGCGATGGGTGGGACTTACAGAAATCTGAAGGCAGAGCTTTGGTACAAGGCAAGGGCGTGGCTTGAGGCTAGAGATTGCAAGATGCCAAGGGATGAGGTGCTGATTGCTGAACTGGCCACAGTGCGGTACTCATTCACTAGCAATGGCAAGATCGCCATCGAGGGGAAAGACGAGATCAAGAGGCGAGGTCTGCCAAGTCCTGACAAGGCTGATGCCTTTGTCCTGACATTTGCCAGTGACGCAATTGCGGGAATGTACGGCTCAAGTGGATCAGGCAAGTGGTCTCAACCCCTGCGCAGAAACCTGGTCAGGGTTGCATAATTCGGGTATTGACAAACCAATGGGGGAAACCTATGAAGATGATGACCAAAGCGCAAAAGAAGGTCGGCAAGGTGATGGGTGAGTACAAGGCTGGCAAGCTCCACAGCGGTGGCACTGGCAAGGTGGTGAAGAATCCACAGCAGGCAATTGCCATTGCATTGTCTGAGGCAAAGATGCCCATGCGCGGTCAGCGCACGGCCACAAACAAGGCGAAAAAATAATGGCCACCATGCAGCGCACCATGAGCCAGGTCATGGACAAAGAGGAAGGCGATGACATGAGCGCAGGCGAGAACTGCCCATTGCCCACGCAAGACATTACTTTGAATCTGAAAAACCGCGCCAAGGCAATCACCAGCGCGGCCTATGGTCCTGAGAATCCCAAGCTGCCTAATGAGGCTTTTTGGCGTAAGAAGGCAGACCAGTGGGATGTCAGCATGGATGACGCAAAGCAAAGCCTATGCGGTAACTGCGCAGCATTCAACGTGTCTGACAAGATCAAGCAGTGCATTGCAGAGGGCATTGGCATGGAAGCCGACCCATGGGGAACAATCAAGTTGGCCGATCTGGGTTACTGTGAAATCTTTGATTTCAAGTGCGCAGCCAGCCGGACTTGTGATGCATGGGTGGTGGGTGGTCCCAATACGGGTGAGCAAGAGGGTGAACAATCTGAAAACTATGAAGAAGGAGAAGAGGAATGAAAGCTGGACTTTACGCAAACATTAACGCAAAGCAAGAGCGCATCAAGGCAGGCTCGAAAGAGAAGATGCGCAAGCCTGGTAGCAAGGGAGCGCCATCAGCTGCCGACTTTAAGGCTGCGGCCAAGACTGCTAAAAAGCCAAAGAAATGAAGACACCGGCTTGGCAGCGTAAAGAGGGTAAGTCACCCTCTGGTGGCTTAAATGCCAAGGGCCGTGCCAGTGCGAAGGCTGCTGGCATGGACCTCAAAGCGCCAGTCAAGGCTGGTGATAACCCAAGACGCGCATCATTCTTGGCGCGGATGGGCAATATGCCTGGGCCTGAGATGAAGGGCGGTGAGCCGACCAGGCTTCTGCTGAGTCTGAAGGCATGGGGCGCCAGCTCAAAGGCAGATGCCAAGGCAAAGGCGGCTGCAATATCTGCAAGAAACAAGGCAAAAAAATGACCCCCATTGGAATATGCTCAAAAAACGAGAAGTGCTTACCGGTACTTCTCAAGTCTATTGAGCTATATGTGCCGGAAGATGTTGAGATTTTTATAACCAGTCCAAACATCCAGTCTTTGCCAAAACACAAAGTGCATCATTTTGTGCATACATACGAGACTGGCGGTGCTGCACATAATTTTATGGCTCATAAAATATTTGAGACGCATGACAATTTTGTCTCTATTGATGACGATGTAGTGCTAAACCCAAACACATACAGCGTTTTAATTGATGATGTCAATCAATTAAAGTCAATGGGCATAAAAATTGGCTTGGTGGCTGGAAGGACAAACTACGCCAAGGGCTTTCAAAATATTCGCAAGGGAGAAGGTAAGCTGTATTCGCTTGGGTATGAGAGTGAAAACCTAATTGTTGAAACAGATTATTTGGCTGGAATTGTTGCCTGGTGTCAAAAGTCAACTTGGGTTGATATTGCTCCAATAGACTGGTATTCAGACGATTTGCAATGCAATGAATTTATAAAAAAAGATTGCAAATTGTTTATATCCCGCGCATATTTTCATCATGTTGGATCGCAAACATTTGGGACTGACTTTGCCAAGTGCAAAGAAAACTCAGAAAACTGGTTGCGCGATAACAGACCAGACATGCACAAAAAATACTTTGGTGGCTAACAAATGATCTGCCCAATTGTCATTGCCACTGTCAAAGGCCAAGGTCTGGCCGTATTGTTGGAATCAATCAGGCAATACGCGCCAGAGTGTCCGGTTTATCTGCGCGGCCCAGAGTCTGTAATTGAGCATTTCGATGCCGATTACAAAATCTTTGGCCAGCCAAGGAACTTTGGCGAAGACTACAACGAAGTGATTGAGGCGGCCATGAAAGACTGGTCATCATGCATTGTGGCCAATGACGACATAGTGCTGACACCTACCAGTGTGAAGGTGCTGATGGAAGATGTGGCCATTGTCAAGACCATGAACAGCTATAAAGCTGGGTGGGTGGCGGCAAGGTGTGATGCGGCTCCAGCTTGTCAAAATGTGCGGATTAGTGAGCCAGGTGAAAAGCTAAACTTTTATAAATTCCCGTCTGAATTACACATTAAACTGGCCCAAATAATCAGCCCAATATTTGCATGGATATCAAGTGAGGCTTTTGAAGAGGCAAAGTTTCCCCCTCTGAATTGGTACTCAGATGATGTGCATTGTATGGATTTAATCCAAAAAGGCTATGGCCATTATGTGAGTGCCAGTTATGTCCATCACATTGGCTCAAACACCATTGGCTTTAATGCCAAGCAGCTGCATGAGGATGCACTGCCATGGCTCAAAGAGAATCGACCAGAATATGCGCAGGCTTGGTTTAACTTTTAAAGACTAAAATTCAGGCAATGCGATTTACCTAAAGGCACAGCCATGATTGAAAACATTACCGACAATTTATCCACCGACATTGCAGCCAAACAGCCAATGGATGATGCAGAGCTGCAAGCCATTGTCACGCAAGACCTGACTGATGCAGTGAGCTATGTTGACAGTGATCTGTCACCCACACGGGCCAAGGGGACTGAATACTATCGCGGTGATTTATTTGGCAATGAGGTCGAAGGCAACAGCAAGGTGGTGGCCATGGAAGTGCGGGACACTGTCTCGGCCATGCTGCCAAGCCTGATGCGCGTTTTCTTTAATTCTGAGAATGTGGTCGAGTTTGCACCCCGTGGCCCAGAAGATGTGAGGATGGCCCAGCAGGCGACCGACTATGCAAACTATGTTTTCCAGAATGACAACAACGGGTTTTTGACGACCTATGCGATTTTTAAAGATGCACTGGTCAGGAAATGCGGCATTGCCAAATTCTGGTGGGAAGACGAAGAGAAAGTCCGAATCGAAGAGTACACCGGCCTTGATGACCAGACGCTAGAAATGCTGATGCAAGAGCCTGGTGCAGAGGTCAAGATTGTGGTGTCTTACCCAGACCCTGCCATTGACGAAGCACAGCTCACAACTGTGGACCCTATGACTGGTCAGCCTATGGTCATGCCTGCACCGATGATCCATGATGTGCAGATCAAGCGCATCACAAAGGATGGCCGGATCAGGATCATGGCCGTGCCACCCGAAGAGCTGTTACTGGACAGACGCGCTAGATCATTTGACGAATCGACCATCATTGCCCACCGGCAAATGGCCACCATGGCTGATTTGTTGGCCATGGGTTATGACCAGGATGAGATCGAAGAGAATATGTCATCGACCGACTTGGACAGCAATGACGAGTATTTAGCCCGTCAGCCACTGTCCACGACATTTGGCACAAATGACGCGGCCAACCCGATGATGCGCAGAGTGCTATACATCGAGGCTTATTCCCGCGTTGACTTTGATGGTGACGGCATTGCAGAGCTGCGCAAGGTCTGCTGCATGGGCGGTGGCTATAAGGTGGTGCGTAATTTGCCGGCCAGCTACATTCCCTTTGCTGACTTTCCCTGCGATCCAGAGCCACACACAAGCCCACTTGAGGCGATGTCGATTTTTGACATTACCCGCGACTTGCAAGAAATCAAGTCGGAAATACTCCGCAACACATTGGACAGTCTGGCCCAGTCGATTCACCCGCGCACTGCGGTGGTCGAAGGCCAAGTCAACATTGACGATGTCTTGAACAACGAGACGGGTGCAATTATCCGCATGAGAGCGCCTGGCATGGTCCAACCTTTGACGACTCCATTTGTGGGTCAGGCCGCATTCCCGATGATGGAATACATGGACCAGATCAAGGAAGATCGCACTGGCATGAGCAAGGCCGCCATGGGACTGAACGCTGATGCATTGCAGTCAAGCACTAAAGCAGCTGTGAATGCAACGATCAACGCCAGCCAAGGCCGCATTGAGCTGACAGCCAGAATCTTGGCTGAAGGCATGAAAAAGCTATTCAAGGGCATTTTGTTCTTGGCCACAACGCACCAGGACAAAGCCCGAATGGTGCGAATGCGCAATGAGTGGGTGCAGATCGATCCAAGATTC